TTAGCTGGTATAATTACTTTTATGGCAAAAAGGATGCCAGAGACATGGTAGTGAGCTATTTGGAAACTCACGGCCGCAAGAACGATGTGCGACTGCTTCGCGGTGTTCCGGATTCTGCACTGAGACTAACCACAGGCTGGATGTGTAGAATGAGTCTGGTAGGCCTTGACTTGACCGAATCGGAACAGATTCAACTGGACAACATGTTGGCACAAACCCTGGGCACCACTCAACAAGTAGAAGTAGAAAAAACAGACACAGCCCCGGCTCGCCAAACTATTCAGGATCGACTGCGAGAAAAACTTAGCGAGTGTGCAGGCGAGCTAGAAGGCTTGTTTGATGACTTTGTGGTGTCTGGTGCCAAGATGAGTGCAGACATCAAACCCATCACTATTATCCGTGGCAAAAATGTAGCACCACAAATGGTGAACGAAATTGCTGTGAACTGGAAACGCAAACTGGTAGAATTTGAAACTGTGATCGGCGGCAAAGATGCTCAACTGGCAGAAGGCTACAGCAACTTCACCAAGATTCAAATGCGTGGTATTGTGAAGTTTTGTGAAGCAGTGATCAATGACTGTGGCGCATACGTGCAGATCAAGAAGGTTGATCGCAAGCCACGCAAGGCCAAGGCCATCAGCCCAGAAAAACGTGCAGCCAAGTTCAAGTTCCAGGCAGAAATTGTGGACCTCAAAATCAAAGGGCTTGCTCCTGCAAACCTAGTGGACAAGAGCGAAGCCTGGCTGTATGACAGCAAGAAGCGCAAACTGATCCATGTGGTAGCGGACTCGCATGTGGGCACGTTTACTGTCAAGAGCAACAGTATCATTGGCTTTAGCACAGCAGAAAGTGTGCAGAAGACTGTGCGCAAACCAGCTGACATTGTGCGGGCCATGCAGGCTGCTGGCAAGCCCGCTGCTAGAAAGATCTACAAAGATCTAACCACTACAGAAACACAGTTTAACGGACGTGGAACTGAGAACTTGGTTATACTGAAGGCGTGGTAAAAGACTAAATATAGGGCACGGAGCCCCTAATGGTCGAACAACAATCTATTGATTTAATCACGCTAAAAACCAATCTCTTTGAGTATGTGCGCCTACAACTGGGCCATCAAATCATTGACCTTGAACTTGATCCTGCTCATCTAGAAGCAGCATATCAAAGAACCGTTGGCACCTATCGCCAACGGGCCAACAATGCCTACGAAGAAAGCTACAGCTTTATGCAGTTGGTAAATCAGCAGAACATCTATACCTTGCCACAAGAAGTGCAGAGTGTTAGACAGATTTTCCGACGCAGTTTTGGCATTGCTTCGGGCCCAACAGGTTCTAATTTTGACCCGTTTAGTCAGGCACAGATGAATGTGTATCTGATCAACTTCAACCAATCAGGCGGCTTGGCCACCTACGATTTCTATACCCAGTATGTGGAATTGGCAGCTAGAATGTTTGGCGGCTTTATAAACTACACCTGGAATCCGGTTACCAAGAAACTGCAACTTATCCGCAGCCCAACCGGTTATGGCGAAGTGGTCCTGTTGTGGACCTACAATCTCAAGCCCGAAATTCAGTTGTTGGGTGACTTCCAGATCCAACAATGGATCAAGGACTACATGGTAGCGGCCAGCAAGATGATCATCGGTGAAGCTCGTGAAAAGTTTGGAAGTATTGCCGGACCACAAGGCGGCGGCACTCTCAATGGTGCAGCAATGAAGGCAGAAGCACAGGCACAAATGGACAAGTGTATCGAAGAACTCAAACTGTATGTGGATGCTTCTCAACCATTGACCTTCGTTATCGGTTAAACACCACTCGACAAACTATTGCAGTTCTGTTACAATCATTAAATGCATCTTATGATTGACCTTGAAGGCCTAGCAACAGGACCTGACACAACTATTTTGACTATTGCTGCTCAGACGTTTGATCCGTTTGGTACGGGCTGGTACGACAAACATTACTATGCTAGAGTCACTTTAGAAAGTCAGGAAAATCGTGCTATCGATGACGGCACAATTGCTTGGTGGGCTACTCAACCCGACCATGCCCGCGAAGAAGCGTTCAACGAACAAGACCGTATTCCCCTGGACCAGGCACTAGACGAATTAGCCAAAATGATCTGGCACTCAAAACTGATCTGGAGTCAAGGTCCCACATATGACATGAACATTCTTGAGCATGCCTACAAGAGTTATAACAAGCCTTTGCCCTGGAAATATTTTCAGGTAAGAGACTCAAGAACAGTGTTTAGTTTGTGGCCTGACCAGCCTATCCCGCCTACAACACACCACTCACTGGAAGATTGCCGTAGACAGATTGGCATGCTGCAAGCCACGCTAAAACATCTCAACGTAAAGGAACTAAAATGATCATAGGAGTTGTGGGATTTATTTCAAGTGGCAAAGACACCATTGCAGACTATCTTGTTAACATACATCAATTCCGTAGAGAAAGTTTTGCCAACACACTCAAGGACGCTGTGAGCCATGTGTTTGGATGGAACAGAGAACTACTAGAAGGCCGTACCAAACAAGCCCGTGAATGGCGTGAACAAGTGGATCCCTGGTGGGCAGAACGTTTGAAAATGCCCAAACTAACCCCACGTTGGGTGCTGCAATACTGGGGCACAGAAGTTTGTAGACAAGGCTTTCACGATGATATCTGGATTGCCAGCCTGGAAAACAAACTGCGTAACTCAACAGACGATATTGTGATCAGTGATTGTAGATTTCCCAACGAAATCAAGTCAATCAAGGACGCCGGCGGCATTGTGGTGCGTGTGACCCGTGGTCCCGAACCTGCCTGGTATGATGCAGCGGTCAGCGTAAATCACGGACCCGACGGCAACTCTAACTGGAGCATCAGCAAAGGCAAACTGGAACGTAGTAAAATTCATGCCAGCGAATATGCCTGGGCAGGCACCAAGTTTGATGCTGTGCTGGACAATAATTCCACACTAGATCACCTGTATGAGCAGGTGCAGCAGCTGGTAACTCAACGATCAGCCTGAAGCTGATTGGGAACCCAAGGTATATCCAGCCGCTTTACTTCCTCCATGCAGTTCAAACAAACTGTGCGTAAATTGTTCAAAGACACATTGCGCATGTTTCCGTCCATGTGACACACCAGCAACTGACCAGCGTATCGTGATCTAAAGCCACATCTATCGCATGTGGCTTTTTTCTTGTAGCCCGCCTTCTTCCACAGGGCCTCGGGTGGTTTTATTTTTTTATTTCTTCTAATACAATGGTCACATTTGGTTCGATAGTGTACAACATCGTCGCGAGTGTAGTTCACCGCCACCAAGCGTTGGTTACAAGCAGCACACACAGGTCTCATACTGGTATTTACCATGCAAACCTTTGCAAAGGGCAACGCAACACCACTGGTTTTGTCATCATCCGATAAATATCTACATAAGTTTTTAAAGGAGCCAAAATGGCACTAGTATCACCCGGAGTTCAAGTCACTGTAATTGACGAAACAAATTACATTCCTGCAGCCACAAACTCAGTACCTTACATGTTGATCGCCACAGCGCAAAACAAAGTTTCAGGTTCTGGCGTGGGTGTTGCAGCTGGCACATTAGCTGCCAACGCAAATAAAGTTTATTTGGTCACTAGCCAACGTGATCTATCAGCTACATTTGGCAATCCGTTTTTCTACAAAACCACAGCAGGCACACCAATCAATGGTTACGAGCTCAACGAATATGGTTTGTTGGCTGCTTACTCTGCCTTGGGTATCACCAATCGTGCATATGTTCAACGTGTGGACATTGATCTTTCTGAGCTCACAGCCAGCCTGGTTCGTCCCACAGGCGAACCCAATGATGGCACATTCTGGTTAGACACTGCCAACACCATCTGGGGCACATTTGAATGGAACCTGACCACTGGTGCATTTAGCAATCAAGTGCCCTTGGTTATTACCAGCACCGCAGATCTCACCAGCGGAATTCCTTCGCAAGATTACGGCAGCATTGGCAATTACGCTGTGGTTGCAACCAACGTTGCCAATCCTATATACTACAAAAATGGGGCAGCAACTACAACTCAAACTACTGCTACCGAATTGTCAGACTTGTACAATACCTGGGTTCTGGTTGGATCCAATGATTGGAAACTGAGCTGGCCAACCCTGACAGGTGCCAATGCTGTAACAGCTGATTTAACTGCTAGCGATACTATTGTGATCAATGGGTCAAATGTTGCTGTTCCTGTTTCTCCCAACAATGATGTTGCTGGTCTTAGTGCAGCTATCAATACTGCCAACATCCTTGGTGTTTACTCAGCAGTCATTGACAACAAACTGTGTTTATTTGCCAATGCCAGCGCCACAGCTGACAATTCCACAGCCGACGACGGTATTATTGTGGTCAGTTCAGTTGGTTCAACAGCAGGTTTGCTAACCACTCTGGGAATTACTGCCAATGCAGCCAATTATGCTCCTACTCTGCAGCAAAGTGCCAACTACACTGTGCCACGTTGGAGAACCACAGACGATCAACCTAGACCCACAGGCAGCGTCTGGAATAAAATTACCAGCAGCAATCTTGGAACCTCAATGGTGGTGAAAAAATACAGTACTGCACTAGGTGCATTTGTACAACAATCTGCCACAGTATATGCCAATGACTGGAGTGCCAATGCAACAATAGATCCCACAGGTGGCGGCAAAAATATTCCTGTTGGAACAACATATACACAATATAATGTTGACCCAGAAGACAGCGGAGTTGTGGCATATCCTTACAACAACACTTATACTCTGCAGGTATTTGAGCGTGTGACTCAAGGAGCCACCGTAATAACAGGTAGCACATCCACACCTACATTTACAAATGGTAACCAATTTACTATTCAAACATCTGTGGCAAACTCAACCAGCTTGACTACTGCTGTGACAGCTACAATTAGTGGAACTACTGCTGCGGCATTTATTACTGCGGTAAGTTCTGCTGGCGTTCCTGGGGTTAGTGCAGCAGTAGACTCAACCGGTGCCATTGTGTTCACACAAAGTATTGGTGGTGTAATTGTGCTGGACAATGTGGGTGCTGGTACTGCTTTGAGCAACGCTGGTTTTACCACGGCTACTACTGGTTGCCGCAGTGCTATTGTAGACGACGAAGTTACTCTGTTGCTTAGTGCATGGGAAGCACTGGATTACACTGCCAGCGCAGTTGCTCCAGATCAAGACCCAGCTGATGGCCGTTACTGGTATTATTCTACCACTAGCCAAGTTGATATCATGATTCAGAGTGGAACAGGATGGGTTGGATATCGAAACGAAACCAATGATGTCCGCGGTGACAATCTTTCTCTAACTGATCCAGCTGGACCACAAATCTCTGCCACAGCACCTACCACACAAAGTGATGCCACTGCGCTGGTGTATGGTGATCTCTGGATCGACACTAGCAATCTTGAAATTTACCCTGTGATCAAACGTTGGCAAAATGTTGAAGGTGTGGATCAATGGGTTCTGATCGACAACACTGACCAAACCACTGAAAATGGTGTATTATTTGCAGATGCTCGTTGGAGCACCACAGGTACTGTGGATCCAATCACAGGCACCTTGCCCACAATTGTGAGCCTGTTGACCAGCAATTATCTAGACGTCGATGCACCTGATTCTGCACTGTATCCCACAGGCATGTTGTTGTTCAACACACGTCGTTCGGGATTCAATGTCAAGAGCTTCCAGGTTGATTATTTCAACGCTGCTGATTTCAGCTATCCGACCTGGAGTAATAGTACTACCTATGCAGCAGGCACTGCGGTATTGTATAATGCAGTTTTGTATGTGGCAATTCAAGGCAGCAATCTTAACCAGAATCCTGCTACACAAACTTCGTACTGGGATCTCCTGGTTACCAACAGCTGGGTCACAGCATCAGGCAACAGAGCAGATGGCGCACCCAACATGGGTCGACTGGCACAACGTGCATTGGTTGTGGCAGCACTCAAATCGGGAATTGATACCAGTATCACAATTCGTGAAGAACAAGCAGTATTCAATCTCTTGGCATGCACTGCATACCCAGAATTGATTATCAACATGACTGCTCTCAGCAATGAACGCAACAACACCTGCTTTGTGGTTGGTGACACTCCCATGCGACTGGGTGCCACTGGCACTGAACTGGTGACCTGGGCCACAAACAACAGCGGACTTGGAACATTTGCCGGCGACGGCCTGACCACCAGCACACCGTATGCTGCTGTGTTCTATCCCAGCTGCCAGACCACAGATCTAGGCGGAAGCACAGTTGTAACAGCACCTAGTCACATGATGGTACGCACAATAATTCGCAGCGACGAAGTGAGCTATCCATGGTTGGCACCTGCTGGCACACGTCGCGGCGTGATTGATAATGCAGCCACAATTGGTTACATCAACAGTCAAACTGGAGAGTTTGTGACCATTGGCAACAATCAAGGCCTGCGTGATATTGAATACTCAAACCGTATCAATCCAATCACGTTTATTCCTGGTGTTGGCATTACCAACTTTGGTAACAAGACCATTTATGGTACTGCCAGTGCTCTGGATCGTATCAATGTGGCCCGACTGGTTGCATTCATGCGTGGCAGATTGGAAGAAATTGGCAAGCAGTTCTTGTTTGAACCCAATGATCAGATCACCAGAAACGAAATATCCAATGCCATCAACAGCTTGTGTATTGACCTGGTGGCCAAGCGTGGTATCTATGACTTCTTGGTGGTGTGTGATGATTCCAACAACACACCTGCTAGAATTGATGCCAACGAGCTCTGGGTTGATATTGCTATTGAACCTGTAAAATCTGTGGAATTCATCTACATTCCTCTGCGTCTCAAGAACACAGGCGAAATTGCTGCAGGCTCTGTGGCCACAGCAACCACTGTTTAATATATCGTTAGACTAAGAAATGGGGTGGCAACACCCCATTTTTTTTGGCCTCAACAGAGGTAAATAACTGTATAGGAGATTACAAATATGGCCGTTGCATCATTAACCCGAATGACAGTGCCCTTGGCAAGCGATCAAAGCGCGAGCAACCAAGGCTTGCTCATGCCCAAACTCAAATATCGCTTCCGAGTAATATTTGAAAACTTTGGTGTCAGTACACCACGAACAGAATTGACCAAGCAGGTTATAGACTTCAAAAGACCTACCATGACGTTCGATGACATCCCGATTGAAATATACAACAGCACATTGCATCTAGCAGGCAAGGGCAAATGGGCCGATGTGACCTGCAATCTGCGTGATGATGCGTCAGGTGCTGTCAGCAAGTTGGTAGGCGAACAGATACAGAAGCAGATGGACTTTCTGGAAATGGCCTCGGCTGCTTCTGGTATTGACTACAAGTTTACCACACGATTCGAAGTGCTTGACGGCGGCAATGGCGCAGCCACACCGATTGTGCTGGAAACATGGGAATTGTATGGTTGCTACCTGAAAAGTGTAGACTATGGCAACATGGCCTACGCAGAAAGCGCACCAGTGCAAATTGCCATGACTATTATGTTCGACAACGCCAATCAAACACCCAACGGCACAGGGATTGGATCGACAATTGCTAGAACTGTCAACGACGTAGTAACAGGATAATCAACTATGGCTTTTGGCCAGGATTTCCTCAAAGGCTTTTTTGGTGGGCAAGGTCTCAAAGACTACTCCCACGCTTCCAAGACCTTTCGTACCAATGGATATGAGTATGCACCACGGAACAAGTTCTTGTTCCACTGCTACTTCAATATCAACACGTCTGAAGTTCGTCCATTGCAGGCAGTGTTCTCAGAGACTGAAAAAAGCACAATTGGCCTCATGGTCAAGACTGTGGAACTGCCAAAATTCAAAATGGACACAGAGGTACTGAATCAGTACAATCGCAAACGTCTAATCCAGAAAAAAATCAACTACGATCCTGTGCAAGTGACCTTTCACGATGATGGCGGCGATCTGACTCGAAGCATGTGGTACAACTACTATGCCTACTACTACAAAGATCCCAATCAACAGTATGGTGGAGCCAGCAATCAAAATGGCAGCAGTGGTCAAATTCAAAGCCTACCAGGATTCAGCTACAACAATCGAGATATCTATGCCAACGACCGTCCTGTCAACGACTGGGGATTTATTGGTGAAAGCTACAATCAAAGCAACTCAGGCAGCGGTGGTGTCGGCTCAGGTGGCGATCAAAGTTCTGGCAAGCCACCCTTTTTCAAAGACATCACCATCTACGGCATGGACCAACACAAATGGGTCAGCTATGTGTTGATCAATCCCCTAATTCAAAGCTGGAATCATGACATCTACAACTATAGCGAGGGCGCAGGAGTCATGCAGAATACCATGAGCATACAGTACGAAACTGTGAAATATTATTCCGGTGCTATTGGCGCTGTGCGCCCCGATACCAATGTGAGAGGATTTGCTGATCCTGCCTACTATGACAACATACGATCAGGCATATCTAGACCCGGCAGCACCAGCACAGTGCTGGGACAGGGCGGCTTGTTGGATGCTGGTATTGGTATTGTGCAAGATCTGCAGAGCGGGGGAGTAGCAGGTGTAATTGGTGCAATACAAACAGCAGGCACAGCCTACAACACATTCAAAGGTGCAGATCTAAGATCTATTGTGAATGAAGAAGCCAATCTTGCTCTCAAAGACGTATTGAGAAACAGTATTCCCGCAGCAGTTCGTCAACAACCTGGTGGCAACGGCGGATTTGTTTTTCCAAGAGACCCTGCCCCAGGACCTACATTTGGTCTTGGTAGTCAACGTGGTACACAAGTAATAACACTACGAGAATAACATGGGCGGCACAGTTAACTCAGTAAACACCAATGTAGATCTCACAGTGAGAATCTTTGATCAATTCTACAGCTACGAACAGTTTGTTGCAGTGGAAGATTACGACGTGGTGTATAGTTTTTTGAGATCAGTGTTTACCACTGATCAGGCTGCAGGCAATTTCACAGTGGCATTGTTTAGAATTGCTGCTGAAACTGGTGTCAACGTACTGAGTATTCTAGCAACAATTGAAGGTCAAGGCCAGATGCAACTCACTCAGACCCTGGCATACTATCTCAACAACATGAGAAGCGGCTCAACCCTGCTGGGATTTGGCGCATCAGTGACTCCCAACTTCTACACCGCAAGAAACGTGCTGCCGTGATGCCTGGATTCAGCAATGGCTAACTTTGCAACAGGTGTATTTCAACCCAGAAATCCTGCCAAGTATGTGGGCAACAAAAGCCCCACCTATCGCAGCAGTTGGGAACAGGTGTTCATGACATTCTTGGACAACAACGACAATATCATGCAGTGGGGATCAGAATGTGTGGTAATACCCTATCGTCATCCGCTAGATGGCAAAATGCACAACTACATTCCGGATTTTCTAATCACATATCGTACCAAAAACAACACCACCCGAGCAGAACTGGTGGAGATCAAGCCCAGAAAACAAAGCATCATTGAAGAAAAAATGAGTTCAAAGGAACGTGCCATTGTGGCAATCAACTACGCCAAATGGGATCAGGCCACCAAATGGGCCAAACGCAACGGCCTTACGTTTAGAGTAATCAACGAAGAACACATCTTTCACCAAGGTGGCAAGAAGTAAGCAACTGATGCAGATTGGAATCAGCGGCCGCAACTGCCGCTAAATACGTCATGTCCCTTCCGACCAACAAAAAACTTGAGGCCTTGTTTGATTTACCAACTAGTGCAGACTCAGACGACACAGTGGCAGTGGTGTACACTACTGAACAAACTCAAGCAGCCATGACTGAAATTGACACCACAATAGACAAGATTGACGCTGCTCTACCCGGTATTCGAGACCTTAGTTCGTCGGACACTGAAATGGACGACTTGGCAAAAAAAGCCACAGACACCTTTGATGAACTAATGAGTCTGGGCATGCAGGTAGATTCAAGATTTGCTGCTGAGATTTTTGGTGTTGCAGGCACCATGCTGGGCCATGCACTCACAGCCAAAACAGCCAAGCTCAACAAGAAACTCCGGATGATTGATCTACAGTTGAAAAAAGCCAACCTGGATATAAAAATCGCAGACTCAGACACTGCACCAGCACAGCAAGGCCACGGCCACGTGATAACTCGCAACGAATTGTTGGATAGATTGCTGGGAGACAGAAAGACAAATGCCGAAAAAGGCTAAATATCACATAGGACCCTAATATGAAAAAATTTCATCAATATCTTTCCGAAAGCGAACGCACATACAATTACCGGATCAAACTCCTGGGTGATGTGCCTCCGGGCTTCATCGGAGATCTCAAAGAAAAGCTCAAGCAATTTGACATTGCAAAAATGTCAGAGAAAAAAACCACACCAGTACAGCACCTGCTCAAGGATTTTCCTGCTGCAGAAAATGAAATGGTAACATCAGTTGATGTGAGCTTTAGATACCCTGCTATTGAGCCACAGGTGCAACAGCTGGCTCAGTTGTTGGGATTCAACCCCAACAGAATCCGCCTGCTTACACAACCATACGTGGACAGCATTGACAAAGAGATCACAGACATTGAAACACAAAACAAAGACCTGATCAAGGACACTGCTTATCCTGCACCTGATGCGGAACAACGTGCCTTGTCAAAGGACTATTCAACAGGCCCATACGATCATGCAGTGTTGAAAAATGCATATCGCAGTGACTTTACTATTGCTGGTGGTCGAACTCCTCCTGCAAAAACCACAAATGATTTGCCAATGGGCGACACTAGCCCAATGACCAATATCAAACGTCAGCCCAGACCGGCCACTGGCTACAACACAAGAGGATAAACCATGACATTTTTCTACGACCTAAACAAAAAACTTGATGGCATCCGTGCCACACCAGAAGTTAAAACTCAACAACTCAATGAGCAAGCCAGTCCACTGACTCAGATTCTCAACGAACGATCAACAGGTGACTACTCGGCTGTGAAGGCTGCTGCTGGCAAAGACATTGGCAAGCCAGGCAAGAACTTCTCAAAGATTGCTGCAGGTGCAGCCAAGCGTTATGGCAGCAAAGAAGCAGGCGAACGTGTGGCAGGTGCTGTGTTGAACAAACTGCGTCATCCCAAAGAAGGCATGGGCTTTCTTGGAGAAAAAGACGTTGAAGAAGCGTATAATCCCAACAGTGTTGGTGCTGAAAATCGCAGAGGTCTGGACGCAAGTCATGCAGCCAATCTTAAAAAGAAAGCTGCTGCCGGCGATGCCAAGGCTCAAGCAGCACTACAACATCTCAAAGACAAAAAAGAACGCCAGAGCAATGATTTCACAAGCCGTATGGAACGTGAAAGTGCTGGCATGGACGAGTCAGCATTGCAAGCTGCGTTTGGCAAAAAGAAATATGGCGATCAAGGCATGAAGGCCCTGCAAAAAGCAGGAAGAGATAATGCCAGCGATAGCACTATGAACAAGATTCGCAATCGTTATGACAAGTATGATGAAAGCATGACAGACGAAGGCAATGCATTTTCAGGTGCAGTAGTCAAGGCCAAACGAGATGGTATCCAACCTGGTGAAAAAGTCCGAGTTGGCAACAAACAGTATCCGTTGAAACAAGAAGGCATCACGGATGTGATTAAAAAAGTTGGTAATGTAGCCGGAGCAGTTGGTGGTGCAATTGCACCTGGTATAAAAAAAGCAATTGGAACAGGAATGGCATTAAACGCTGTTGACGCATTAGAATCATCCGAGGGCGGCGTGCCACAGACTCCTAAACAAAAAGCCTTTGCTAAACTAGCACCTCCTGTGAACAAGATCACTTTTGCTGACAAGATTGTTGGCGCCAAAAAAGAAGTTGACGAAATGCTAGGCGACGTGGCAGCACAAGCCATGCGCAAAGCAGTGGCCGGCGGTCGTGATCAAGACATGGAAGAAGCCAGCACCGGCAATGCGTTTGACTACAAAAATTTCAAACAACCTGAAAAACAAAAGCCCACCAGCTTTGTTCACAAAGGCACATACGGCACTGAATATGATGGCGACAAAGAAGATGTCAAGGCAATTGCCACTAGGAAAAAAGCCGCAGTGGATGCTGGGCAAGGCTCACGTGGCCGTGGTCGTCCCAAGAAAAATGCGTCAGTAGATACTGGCGAAGTCATGAAGCCAGACTTCAGTGCATTCGGAGACAAAGTCAAATTGAAACCACACACTGGCAAAATCACCAAGCACAAGATGGTAGGTGAAGACGATCTGGATCCAAAAGACCAAGGCGAGTACGATCAAGAAGGCGACATGGCCAAGGACACTATCAAGACTGTGGTGCGTCATGCACATGCTCTGGAAAAAATACTGGGCGACGATGACAACCTGCCAGAATGGGTACAGTCCAAGTTGGCCAAGATTGAAAGCATGATGACTGCTGTGGATGACTACATGCAGAATCAACAAGACGACGAAACGGACATAGAAATTGAAATGGACGAAGAATCTACTAACACTCGTGATAGCCGTGCTGAACGAGCTGGTCGCAAGGTAGCCAAGGACATTGAGTATGACGAGAAGAAGAAAGATGGCATCCATGGCAAAAAGCGCAGCAGTGAAGATGACACAGCTGAACGTGCCGGCAAAAAAGTCATCAAGGACATTGAATACGACGAGAAAAAAGACAAGAAGAAAAAAGAAGTAGATGAAACAACCAGTTCCGGTTCAGTGGCCACCAGTGATTCTGCTGCTCCTAAATCCAGCGGCGGCATGAGCTACGGCAAAGGTATCTATGACAGCTTGAATCGCGAAGTAGAAGGCATGATCTCCGAAAGCATGAGCATCAACATGAGCATGAACAATGACGATAACGGTCCAAGCCGGAATCTCACAGTCACAGCCACAGACGAAGATGCAACCGCACTGGCCAGCATACTCAGAATGGCAGGTATGGGCGGCGGCAATGACCACATGCCACACATGAACAACGGCGTGGTACAACCAGACCAAATCAAGGTTCTGGACTTTGATGACGGCACCGATGATCTGGCTGCAGAACTCAGCAACGAGTTGCATGGTGGTCATGACAGTCATGACTCTGAAGTTTGTTCAGACTGTGGATCAAGTGACTGCGGTTGCGATGACCAGGAGTCCATGGATGAAGCATACGGTGACACAGACGAAACATTGAATAGTCCAGACTGGCCAACAGATGCCGAAGGCACCGAAGATGCTATGATGTATTCAGGCGGATTGAACAAGCCCAAGTCAACTGGTCAAACTACAATTCCTGTAATTGCCAGTCAGCAAGATCGTCAACATGCATATGAAGACGCTGCTGCTCTACGCCGCATGATGGAAATGGCAGGACTGCCAGTGTCTGAAGCAGCGCCACCAGTCAAGTTGGCAACACCACAAGATGTGCCCGAGCCTGTGAGCCCAGCATCAGCAGCGCCAGGCAAAAAGCCAGTGGTCAAGCCTGTGACAAAATCAGCAACACCACAAGATGTACCCGAGCCCGTGAAGCCTGTCAAAGAAGACAAGATGGCACAGAGTCTCATGAGAGAATTGCACAACTTCAAGTATTAATATGACACAGCAATTCCAAACCTATGCAGAAACCATGAACAGGCTGGCTGAACGGCATCCGCCTGCTCCTACGCCTGCAGAGGTACGCAACCAACCAGCATTTGTTCCCGGGGTGCTGTCGCAAACCACAAATTTGTTCCGGCCGGTAAATGTTGCAGATCTAAACAAGGATAACAAATAATGGCAATACAAGTCGTAAATGCAGTATCAAACGTGGCTTGGACCACAGACAAAGTGGAAATTGCTACAACACTGTCCAACGTTACATTTCAAGTTAGTGTAGTGCAATTGACCTATACACAGGCCAATGGTGTGACCACAAACGCCGCAATGAGCACCTCAACTGGCAACCTGTATGCCAATGCTATACAAGTTCCTGGCAACTCAGTTCAACAGTATTATGTGGGTGCTGGAAATTATCTCAATATCATTACAGGCACTGCATTTACTGCTACGGCACTGGGCACAGCAACATCAGCTACCGCCGGTGTCAACGGTATTGGTGGGTAATACTCAATGAGAGCACGAGAGTTTGTTGCTGAGGCACACGCAGGAAAAATTAGCACTCGCAATCAAGCTGCCACAGTGGGACTCAACACGTTTCACGACAGCGAATTGGCCAACAGCGACTATACTCTCAATCGTGTGATGATGGCAGTGGCCATGGCAGATGGCTCCGACAAACCAATCAAGATGGATTACAAGAGCTGGGCTGGCAAAGAAAAAACAGCACATCCTTATACTGAAGTAGAACAGAACATGCTCAAGCAGGCCTTCAAGGCAGCTGGCGCTGACTGGACTGACACCAACAAAGGTGACCTCAATAGTGGCGAACATCCAGAAGTCAACGTTGCCAGTCCTGTGATAGGATTCCAAGGATATCCCAGATGAGAGCACGAGAGTTTGTGACTGAAGAAAAAACCCTGCCGCCAGAGCAGGCAGATCCCATGAATCATGTGTTTGTGTTGCCCGGTGTAAATTCCAGCGACCCTTATCAAATATATAGATTTGGTGTGGCCATGGCTCGTGCCAGAAGCGACGCTGGCACAGATGGCATCACCAACAATTTACCTGCTTGGTCCGCAGAGGCAGCGTTTGGAGAACATGCAGTTGTGGCCGGATTCAATGATTCCGTTGAGTCCGTAATTGATCAAGCATTGAGCATGGCAGGCTTGCCTGCCAAAAAAGTACAAATAAGCACTCCCAACAGTATAGAACCTGCGTTGGTAAATCACACCAGCCCAGTCCGGCCCTTCCGGGGTTACTAACTAAATATATCAACAAGGAATATTTAGATCATGGCCAATCCACCACCACCATATGACGACATTACAGGCATCAGCCGTGCTGTAATGAAAGACAACGCACAAGAAACTATTAGCAATTACAATGGCGTTGCTCGTCCAAGTGAATTAGTAGTAAACCAACTCACACAAGATATCTATGTAGGCAACACCAACGGCAATTTAAATTTAGTAGCATACGGGGCTGGAGTCACTAATGCCATAACATTCAACCCGCAGTTTACTGACGGATCAGGCACATTTGCTGGCGGCACTGTCACAGCCAATTATATACGGATGGGTCCGCTGATGTTTATACATGTATATGTTGATTTCACGGGCGTCACTAACTTTGGCACTTTGGGCTATCAAGTTAGTTTGCCAGTTCCTGCAGTGAATACTTTTAGACTTGCTGGCGGTACACTACATCAAACAGCCGGGGCTGGTTCCCCGGCTCAGTATCGCATTGCTGGTATTTGTGACGCCCCTGTCAGCAACACAGTAATGAACTTGTATTATAATGGCACTACCACTGACCTGGTGTGGAAATTCAACACTCCAGGTGCTGGTAATTGGCAATCCGGAGCACACTTTGATATCTCAGGTACCTATCAAATAGCATAACATGAAAAAACTCATCTTACTTTTGCTGATTGTACCTGTGCTGGCCTGCGCACAACCCAAACAAAAGCCAGGAGTGACCTATGACGCTGTGATCACCAGAGTCATAGACGGTGACACAGTGGCTTTTCAAGCAGACTTTTTACCTGCACCACTCAAGAAAGAACTCAGTATCAGAGTGTACGGTGTGGACACTCCTGAAAAAGGATTCCGTGCCCAATTTCCAAGTGAAGCACAGCGTGGAGAAGCAGCTTCAGCCTTTACCAAACAAGCCGTTGCTGCCAGCACCAAGCGACAAGTTGTGCTCATGGACTGGGACAAATACGGCGGCCGAGTGTTGGGAGATGTCATACTCAACGGACAAAGTTTGCGAGTCATGCTGATACAAAATGGATTTGCACGTGAATACTACGGCGAAGCCAAACAAAGCTGGTGCAATTAATATAATCAATTGTGGTTAGATTCAAGATAACTACTTGATCATGGCAAAACCACTTGAGACCGTACTGGTCAAGTCTCCTCATCGAACACAAACATTCACAGATCAACAACTGGATGAGTTTTTGAAGTGTGCTGATCCTGTCACAGGACCGCACTACTTTATGGATCACTTTTTTCATATACAACATCCCACACAGGGCAAAATGTTGTATCATCCGTATTCGTATCAAGTCAAACTGATTGATACCTATCATAACAATCGCTACTCAATCTCCATGATGCCGCGGCAAACAGGCAAATCAACCAGTGCAGCCGGCTACCTGTTGTGGTACAGCATGTTTGTGCCGGACTCCACTATCCTGGTAGCAGCACACAAATACACAGGTGCTCAGGAGATCATGCAACGCATACGCTTTGCATATGAGCTATGTCCAGATCATATCCGAGCAGGCGTCACAAGCTACAACAAAGGATCAATAGACTTTGAAAACGGTAGTCGTATTGTGAGTGCCACCACAACAGAAACAACCGGACGGGGTATGAGTATTACACTACTCTATGCCGATGAGTTTGCGTATGTGCGACCCACCATTGCACGAGAGTTCTGGACTAGTATCTCACCTACCTTGGCCACTGGTGGTAAAGCAATTATCACCAGCACACCCAACAGCGATGAGGATCAGTTTGCGTTTATCTGGAAAGGTGCCAACAAGACCGAAGATGAATATGGCAATCCCACACCCTTGGGCATAAACGGATTCAAGGCCTATCGCAGTTACTGGCAAGAGCATCCTGATCGTGACGAGTCCTGGGGTGAAAACATGCGAGCACAACTGGGCGATGATCGATTCCGCCGTGAGATTGGCTGCGAATTTATTATCAATGACGAGACTCTGATTGCTCCTGCCAAACTGCTAGATCTTGACGGACTTGAACCCATGTACAAAACTGGCCAAGTGCGCTGGTATGAGCCCATACGCAAGGATCAAGTGTATGTTGTGGCCCTGGACCCTAGTCTAGGCACCGGTGGCGATCCTGCTGCTATTCAAATTTTTGAAGCCACCACCACACGACAAGTGGGCGAATGGCGACACAACCGAACTCCAATTCAGGAACAGATTCGTATTCTAGTAGATGTGATCCGGCACATAAATGAAACTGTAGGCGATGAGAAAAGCATCTATTACTCCGTGGAAAACAACACCATTGGTGAAGCAGCACTTATTTCAATTGCAGAATGGGGCGAAGAAAACATACCGGGCTATTTCCTAAGTGATGTATCAGGTCCTGCTGTGAACGGACGTAGAACCCGCAAAGGATTCACTACCACAAACAAATCCAAACTGAGTGCCTGTGCCAAGCTAAAAAACCTTGTGGAATCTGGCAGAATGAAAGTGAACAGCAAAAGTTTGATTTCAGAATTCAAAAACTTTGTGGCACACGGCACAAGTTATGCTGCCAAACCCGGTGAAACAGACGATTTGATCATGGCCACAATCCTGGCTGTGCGCATGCTCACAGTGTTGCAGAGCTTTTATATTGAACTTGACTCGCACATGCGGGATCACGGCGAAGAGATTATAGAGCCATTCCCGTTCATTTCTATGGTGCGTTGAGGTAAATACCGTATGGCACAAAATTCAATCTCAAGCGAACTCAACGATCTGTTAATCACACGTGATTTTGACGTCAATGCACTCAGTACTCGGACTGGTAAACCAGCAGTGAACAGTCGCGGCGTACCCGACACCAACGAAGCAGACATGTTTAGTTTTGATTGGATTGGGCCCACTGGCAAAAACTACGGAACCATGGTGATCCTGTTGGATCAATCAGGTGGCATGACAGTGTATTTTGGAGACAATCTTGGTCGCACCATGGACCCAGAAGACAAACTGGCCTGGTACGGCGACCCGGACACTGATAACTCAGGCTTTCTGGAACAATTGAAAAATTTTGCCATCCGCACCAGCAAGGTGCGTGGTGGATTCAGCCTGGAAAACATGAGCCGGCTCAAGTATGCTATTGCCGGACAAGCAGCATTAACAGAGAGCTTTTACGGCACACGCCGAGTCAGTTATTCGGGACTGGCAACCGAAGCCAGACTCATGATCAAGCATTCAAAGGTGCTGGACAAGAATGATGCTCGTTTCCGCTATGTGGAAAGTTTGTTTATTGAAACTGCTCAGGGCGAACGCTTTAGATTGCCATTCCGCAAGTTGTCGGGTGGACGAGCCATGCTGGAACATGTGCGTCAAGGCGGCAACCCTTATGATTTTCGTGGACAGCACATTAGTGAAACAGTGAGTCAGATTACCACACTGGGTCAGTTTCGCAGAGCACACCAGGGCCGTGTGTTTGAAGGGGCTGCTGCTGACTTGATCACAGAAACCAACGAATACTATCACAATCTCAATCGCAATCTCAAGAACATTGCACACCATCGCGGATATGCACAGTATTTTGAATCCTGGAAGCCAGCTGAGATTTCAGAAACCGATATGGTTGTGGAAGATCTCAAGGGCTTGTTTACAGAAACACGCATCGATCCTAGAATAGAATCAGCCTTGCCCATGCTGGCAAAGATACAACAGGAAGCACAAGTTATGAAAGAAGCAGACATATTTGAATCCTGGGCAACCAACCTGGTAGAAGGAACCTGGGCCTTGCCGGACACTCCGGAAAAAATGGATCAGCTCAAGATGTGGCTGAGTGAACCGCATCCAGTTGGCCCAGATGCAGCCGATGCCAAAGATGTGCTAGGTGACTACATTGGCGACGACAACTTGTTTGATCAACTGGAAGAATTGGCTGAAGAAGATCCTGACGCAGATGCGGTTCCCTTGGTCATGGCCTGGATTGATCGCAATCGAGATGGATTTGCTGAGATTGCTGAATTGGCTCAAAATTTAGAAGCAGCCGCTGCACCTGCACC